ATGACAAATAAAATTACTCTTCCATCAAGGGATTCAATGCCTGAAGTTTGGTACTCTTTCTTAAGGGATAGTAACAATATGATACCTGATAGTGTGGAGCATGTTTTGAATGTTTTTGATACAGTCCAGCGCTGTCTTTCTGTAACATTTGATAGATTTACTGAAAAAGGTGAAAAGGCTCCTCAGGCTCTAGTCAAAGCCTATTTTAAATTTAGGCATAATGTGTTCAGCTCCATATACTTGATGTCATGCTACAATATTAGAAGACCCCTTGGCACAGATGATGACTTGAGCAGTTTCGGAATTAATACCGGTAGGACACCAGATTTTGTCTGCAATACTGGGGGTTCTATTATTATTAGAGAATTTACTGTATCACTCTCCATTGCAACATCAGATTACAATAAGGGCGGTTACATGTATGACTACAAATACAAACGTGAGATAGATGAATTAACAAATATGGGATATACTGTTGATTATAAAAATATTATATTCTCACTTAAAGATTTGGACATTAGCTCACTATGTGATGATATAATGCAAAACAGGATTCATTCATTTATTTCAAATTTGAATAGGTTTAAATCATATTGCCTTTACAACATGGAGTCATTCTATTCACATAACTTCGATGGAAGCATTGGGATAAATAACCCTAGCATGTTAAAGATGTCAGAGTATGTGCAATCAAACTTAGTGAGTCAATCAAAATTCACATGGGGCAAATTAATGTTGTTAAGATATGTCAACCCAGAGATTGTGTTCACTAGGTTAGAGTACAACAATCTCATTTCAATTATTTCTGTTAAGAAACATGACAAATATTTAATTAGAGTAAATCAGCAGAATGTAAAACATGTTTTTATTAAAAACAAATTTGGGCTGACAAATGAGCAATTGATCAAATTGTTGCTGTTATGTGATTTTTCTTTAATATCAAACTTTTTGTTCTATGATAGTGAGGGTAAAAACAGTGTTTTAGACACGAAGTTCCAATTAGGAAAGATAGAAATACTTGTGCCGCATTCTGATGACCTGAGCACTTTTTTGTCTGATAAAGGCAAATATGTACCCCCGCCACAAAAGAATGTAGTCCATGATTATATGGGGCTACGGTGGGGCTATGATAGGACCAGACCGACATACACTGATAATTATGATCCTGATTACTTGGAGGATATTAGGCCTAGATTTCAGGCTAATTTAATGAATTTCAATGTTGATTACATGTCCAAATTAATTAACCTAAATTATAACATGATAATTAATAATGACAGTATTTGTGGCAACAAAATGTTGTGTAATAATAGTATAACTAATGAAACCATAAATGATACTATAACAAGTTATAGAGATGAGTACTTCAATTGCAATAACCAGGTCTCTTCAGGAGAGAGAAGATTCAAACAAACTTTTATATACCCGGTATGTACTGGGTTTTTAAAAAAATCGAATACATTCAGGCCTGATCCCAAATTCCTAGAATGGTTGCTAAATGGCTTGACTGGTAATGATTTTTTAAAAAAGGTTTTAGAGTATTCTTTAGATGGGAAGTTTATAAAATGTAATAAATTTGACAAGGATATGGAGATTGATGGTTTGAAAAGGAATTACAATGAGCAGAATTCTAGGTTGTTTACTAAATTAAAGAAATTGTACTACAATGATGGAGTCTCAAGAATACCAAAGCTAAATAAAGCAGTCTCTGAGCACCCTGATCTACAGCAGGATTATGTACAATTAAACCAAGCAAGAATGTCGTATATCAATGCAATTAAGATGTTATCACTCAAAAACCCTTCAAACACAATAAAAATAACCATGAGACCAAAGTCAGAGAATTTTAGGATGTTCCAAAATGAGATGGCACACTTCAAAAGAGATAAAAAATGTTTTTCTGGTGTCGGGGCTTCACATGATTTATCTTATCTCTTTAAAGTTTTTAGTTTGTTTAAAAGTGACATGTTCAAATCCAGTCACAACTCTTTTAAAGAGTCATTTGATTGTGACGACTTTGACCACCCATTTATAAGCAAAATGAAGCATGAGTATAAAAACTTTTTTGATTTGAATGAAGACACTTTCTCAAAGACTAAGGCTGCTCAATCTCTTTTTATCATACAAAAATTCTGCCTCACATTGTTTAAATTGTCTACCAATTCTCAAAACTCAGATTATATAACACTTGATAATTTGGGGTTTGAGAATATTGTCATGTTTGTTAGGGGAGGTAAAAAAATACAAACAACTCAAAAAAGCAAAATGTTCAGAATATGTTTCCCAGTTTCTTTGGAGACATTGGATGCTTCCGGTTGGAAATCTAATGATGATTTCAAAGTGTTAAGGAATGGTGAACACATCTACATCTTAACTCCCTGGTCTTTGATTAAAGAAAATGTTTTATTAGATGGGATAACCTTGTTGTATAGGTATAGAAACCATATCAATTCAATCGAAGCAAAATGTGGGTTTAATTACCATATGAAACTAAACAATTTCTTACCACTCATACTTGCATTGTCAAACAAAAGGAAAACAGAAGCCTTTATGCATAACATGAGGTATTTAATAGTAAACAATTTCGGTGAGTTCTCCTCTGTGAACGGGATTATAAGCACTTTTGCCGGTTTCAACTATACCTTATTAGATGAATTTTTAAGATTGTCTATACTTGAGAACTACGGAGCTTTCTGCAGACAACTATTAGAATTTAAAGCTGTTAAAACAGGAAGTCTAGTCAGTACACTTTTGGACATCAATTTCATACATTTTATAACTAATGATAGAATAGAAAAGATTGAGGAGTTGACAATAATGATATACTCAACGTATTTGATGACAAAGGCTCCTTATGATAAGAGCGTAGAACAAGCGAATAATCTAATACCAGTTCTTGAAGATGTTATGGATTTTAAAAAATTTGAAGTTTGTGATTCAGTAAATGATAATGAGCTAAGGTATGATGTCACTGAGAGTGATTGCTTACCGAATACTGACTTTTGCTATGACCCCAAAATCATGCAATTTATGGGATTTAGGTGTGCAAGCAGGTTGAACGTCAAGATGGGCAGGGCTAAAATAACTTCTGAGTGGATTAAATTATCATCTCAAAACTTAATAGACATTGCGAATCCAAATGGCCTTAGAGGCTTTAATAAAGAAAATTTCTTTGGGAAGAAGGGTTATCAAGTTGTTGCTGAATACATCAAAGAAAAAATAAATCTAGAAGAGCTTGAAAAGAAAATTAAAGATATTGATAGTGGTGTTGAAGTTGAATTTGATTATGATGAAAAAGTTTTTGATATCATTAACACTTTGAATTTTGATGAACTGGTCTTGAAATTTCACATAGTTGACAAAGTTCAAAGAGGTTCCGGTAGGGAGATATTTGTGATGGACATTGTTACAAAAATGTTGCAAAATTCAATTGAAAAGATGTTTAAATTTCTATGTAAAGGTGTTGAGAATGAAGTAATATCAGTGTCATCAGATAGGCGGCCTGAGCTTGTGCATAGAATGTTTTTTTCAGAAAAGAGGACAAAAGGTGTTAATACTGAGATATACAATTTTGTCTTAGATTGTAAGAGATGGGCACCACACTCTGTCTTGCAGAAATATATACACTTTGTTTATGGGATGAGGAGGTTATTGCCTGAGAGTTTTGTTAATCAGGTCATGGCTTATCTACATTTAATGATACAAAGCAAAGTTTTTATCAGCAGGGAACATGCAATGAATATACTTAACAACAATGAGAGGTTTAAGAAAATGGATATAGAATTCATTAAAAATAAGTATGCAAATGATGATTGGTCCTTTGTAGTCAAATTCTCATTTGTGATGGGTATACACAATTACATGTCATCTTTAGTACACGCAGAAAATCAGAGAATGGCTAGTGAAGTTATTTTTTATAGAGCCAGGTTGGATGGTTGTGTTGCAAATCTCAAAATGATAGCACATTCTGACGATAGTGCAGGACAACTTATAATTTCTACAGGCTATATTGTTAAGCCAATTATTGGCATTTATGAAATATTATTGAGGTCTTCTAATCACATGTTGTCTGTCAAGAAAAGTGTTATATCTAAAATTTATTTTGAATTTTTATCTATATTGTATTTGAAGGATAGGATGTTACCAGTAACAACCAAATTTTTGTGTGGTATGACATACACACCAACTGACAAGGGGTTAGGCTCTGATCTAGCATTTGCAGGATCGCAATGCATCGAACTAATGCAGAACGGAGCAAGCATGATGGAGGCTTACATAGCATTGAAAATGGCAACGTTAACTGTTTATAGGTTTTATGGAATAAATAAAACCCTACCTGGGGTTCTTTATTATTTAGGAGGCAATTTTGATCCTCACCCTATAAGTCTAATACTTTCCGGGACAGATTGTGAATTCATTAGGCTTTCAGTGTATAATAAAGCAAAATTATTTCAAATAATTAAGATATTACATTACTTCAAACTCCTAGAGCTTGATACTTATGGGTGTTTAAATGTTGTTTGGGATATGGGGTATAGGAGGGATTTAAGTTTGCTGGATGTTTTCCCCAAATTTGAAGGCACTTTTATGGATAGTTGGGTGTTATCAAACAATAAATTCAAGCAGTATGAGCTATCATTAGTGTGGTTTGTTGCAAAATTAAATGATTCCAATTTTCTCTCATCCCTAACAAATTTACCAAACAGTGCTAAAGTTTCAAGGCTATTTGGTAGCTTTAGGAATAGAAACTTAAGAGATTCAGAAGGCGGCCTGGTCCAGTTCAATCTAGTTTATGAGATGATAAACAGTGGTGCCGATGTTGAAATAGACACGAAACTGTTTGATGACGAATTAGAGTTGATGATCAAAATTGCAAAGATGTCTTCAAAGAATTTGATAGATCTTTATGAGTCATTACCACATGATTTCACAACAACTAAATCAGATTTTAAAACTATGAAGCCTGTCGCATTTAACATCTGTGATTTATCTCTCAGATACTTAGACAAAATTAAAGCAATTGATTATGTATGTTACCATAAGGAGCCTCAATTTTTTAAAATTTTGAATCCAAGGAGAGACACAACTAGATATATGAAAACTTTAGATACAATTTTGTTAAACATGGGTTTTGATGTTGGGAAGTTAAGTCCAAATAATCTTTATAAGGTAGTTAATAAAATCTTGCACGGTGGCGTCATTAACATAAAAATGATACAGGCAATAGGAAGTGATAAAAGGCATATAGACACTTTTGTAGGCTTGTTAGGATTTATAACTGACTCACACATTCCAGGCAGGTTGATAAATCTGAGACAGAATTTGGCAAATAAGGTTGATTATAATAAACTGCAAACTTCATTAAATGTACCTAAAGAAATGGAAGACCTTCTTTCTATGTCTTGGCTCATTGAAATGAAGTTACAATATCACCTTCCTGATGAGATGTTTAATACTGATTTGGAATACTCATTAAAGAATGGGATAAAATTGATTGATCACCCATGGGAGGTTGTTTTCATTAATTACAAAGGCACGACAATTGAACATATACCGTTTTGGAGATGTTGGACATTGAATCAAGCAAAGGTTAATGGGAGGTACAAAGGGAAAGGCTGTCTCTGTTTTAGAGTACCTGAAGCTTCATTCGAGGTCTTCTTAGAGGATACAAGTATTATATCATTCTCTATTAAGGAAGGTGAGCAAAGAGGTATTTTTAGTGATATGAGTGTTTGGTATATTAAGCATTTTATTGAACCCTTAATTAAACTGGACTCATACTTCACTAATACAGACCTTAGTTTAAATGAGAAAGTGTACTTTGGTAAGACAAGATCAGGTCACTATTCATATGATTACTCTTCTGAATTGGATTTAATATTCCCAGATTCAAATACAAAACCCGTACTACAGTCGGATAAATTTTTTGGTCAAGAGATAACAAAAGATGAGAATACTTTTAAGGTGGGGAATGAAAGAATCTTTATTATGGGTTTCCAAGACAGTGAGAAAATCGTAGACCCTAGTAAATGGCTTGACCTGAACAGGCTCATGAAACTCGTTGACAAAGCCAATGTAAGAGACTTCCTAAGGAGAGTCACTAGAATAAGGATACCTTTTAGTACTGATAGGGATAACTTGATCAAATATTTTGATTCCTCTATAATGTACAAGATAATGCACCCGGCAATTGAAAATCCTTTATATGCAGAATCTGGTTTACTTAGATTGTTTCTAAGTTATAAGGAAAAGGATCACAACTTTGGGTTCCCAACCAGCACAGAATTAGTAGGATTTCACGGTATGGGGTCAAATGTATTAACACCTGATTTCTTGATGAAGGAGTTAGTCAAAAAGGATTGTGTTATCAATACTGATACATATGATATTATTGAGGATTTTATGATTAAAATAGTTTCAGATTATGAAAACAAATTTGAACTCCTATTAGATTTGAGGAATCTTTTTTCAGCCAATATCATAGGAGACGTCTTAACTATAAGGAAGAAGAAGAATAAAGATATTTTAAGGAATTTTAAATGGATTAAAAGTAAAAACTTAATCTTAAGTGTTTTAATAGAATTTTATAAGATATGCTCAATAATACTTTCAAAATATGAAAATGTGTATTCTTTGGGTCTCATAAAGTTGGCCGAAAACATATCTTGTATTGGTTCTGAGATTAAGTGTGATAAAGTTTTCAGACAGTTGTTCTGTATATTAATTTATGATGTTATAACATTCCGAGGGTTAAACCCTCAGAATTTATTTTCATGGGATTTATTTTTCAGCATATTAAGTGAGTTGATAGATTCAGGGTTTGTGGATTGTGTGGAGATGGAACAAGAAGGATTCCCTATATTTTCAATGATTGACTTTTATGGAGAGAGGCAACAGGCATTTGAATTTTTCCTTGATATATTTTCAGAATTAAAACTAAACTTTCGAATTTTTGAATCTGGATGCAGACCTTTTGAAATATCGAAAAGAGATGTCGGAATTGGAAATGAGTTAATGGATAATTTCCATGATTTTGCTTTCCTTATGAATGTTGACCCTGGTAGAACTTATAGGAAAATTCCTTTTGAGGTAAAAGGTGAAGGGATGTATACTTCATTGAATAATTGGTCAGGTTACTCCCCCGGATTATTTTTCAAAATTGGGAAACCTATAGATGAGGATTTTATGGACGACTATTACCCAAATTACCATGAGTCCACTTTTGAGATGAATTGCTTTGAATCCTTCGATACCGGTTTACCATTAAGTTTTATTTACCACAGTGATGATAATCTTGACAGGTGTTGTAATTATAGAGGATATTCAAACGAGGTTATTGTCTTTGCTAGGTCTACGACTGAAATTTTTAGAGTTGAAAGAATAAACGTGTCAATAATGAAAAATGATGACATAATTAAGAGGTGCAATCTCAACTCCATGGACTACTTAATAGCTATTACTACAAACTTCTTAACAACCAGTGAAAATATAAACTTCCCTTATTACACCAGAGAAGAGTCATTAGAGGTGCATTCGACTCTACAGTATGCTAGTACAATGGAAACAAATTCAGGGCAGAAAAGCAGGTATGATGACTGTAGATTTGATAACAGCCTATCCAGTGCTATTGTAAGAATGTTTGAAGGTGAACAGATTGTGAGTAAGCAAGCTATTGTTTTATGTGAGGCTTACGGTGGGGAATATGACAGGGAAGAGTTGAATGAAATGGAAAAATTAATCTTTGACCTCTATGACCCTTCAGCTGGAAATTATAGAGCTTTGCCTGATGATTATACTGTTAGTGTTGAAAATGTCATTCAGAATATTGAACCGAGGAGAAGTTTAATGGACATAATAGAACTTGAAGTCAATGAGATTTTGAGTCAAGTCTTAGATTCAGGGGTGGGGATAAAGGAGGATCACAGTTATAAAATAAGCAGGATTGATGAAATGAGAATCCAATTTGCATCACTATTGGAGGGGAAAAAAGAAATTGATGTAAATTTGATAACTGACAGTAGGCTTTTATCTGAAGAGAATGCACTGTTGCCTGGTTTATTGGAGATGTTATTTAAAAAAGAAGATGTGATCAAAAAGGGAACAAAAAGGGCTCTTTTAAGGGATATTGGATTTATTGAAAAGAAAGTTTTAGAGTCAACAACTAGGGTGACAGGTTTGATGTCAATTTTAGGGTTTATGAGGTACTTAGTGGAGAATGCAAGAGAATCAAACACATCAAACGGGGTATTCGTAGATTTCATAGCTGAAACAGTTGATTATGTTGCTGAATTGGCCAGCGTCTATGAAGAGAGCAGAGGTTTTTTCCCATTGCCTAGTGATACAAGTTTAAAATTACACTTT